GGATTTGATGGAGTAGTACCACCATTCGGATTCGGATTGTCAATATTGTTGGTCTGATTCGTATTTGGAGTATAAATTTCCTTTGTCTTAGGGTTATAGAGGACATCTTGCAAGCCCAACTTGATGAAATCAAGGTTAAGTGGTGGCAAATCCTCTTTGAATCTAACCTCATCTATTTGTAAAATGCCGTTTTTAACCGCCACTTCATAAGCCTTGAAGCGTTTTTCTATATCTCCAAGGGTCAATTGTGTGTAATCGAAGGCAAAATAAAAAGAACCTTTCTCACTTGGGAGCAATAGTTCTTTGTTTAAAGCTGTCTCAAATGCCTTCAAAATAGGCACGATACAGAGTTTTATCCAGTTGTTATACTCCTCTTCCTTGGCTTCACCGCTTAATAATGTCGGAGGAACCAAGAAAAGCTTGCAAATTTCGTCCGAATTTTGGATTTTATGCTCGGACAATTGCATTTCCACGCTTGTATTGGATGCTTCTTTGAATTCAAGACCGTTATTGAGGACTATAACATTGTCGGAATTCGTAGCATATAGCTTTTTCCAAGCATCCTTTAATTCACGGATGGCATCTGGTGATAATCGTCCATTGCTCATCAAAAATCCACGTTTATTTCCGCCAGTCTTGACCATTGCTTCCTCAAAGATGATTTGATTGTAAACTAGGGATAAAAGCTTGTTTGATTCGGCTATAATGCCCTTCCCAGTGACACCATCCTTCGATTTTCGGCACAATTTGACGAATTCCCAGTCTCTATAAGGCAAACCATTCACTTGGATTTGATATTTTTTGAAAATAGGGTCAGTGGCTGCATTCACACCAATGTGTTGATTTTGCACATAATTAAGGCTTTTCACCGTGTTTCCTCTACGATTTATGTAGGAATAGCCACCGCCATCGAGCAAATAATCTTCACACATCGCTTTTTTCCACATCCAAGAATCCAAAGCATCCTCGGTTGTATCATTAAGCATCGCCACTCGGACATCATCGTTTATGATCTTCGTTTTTTCGCCTTTTTCCTTATAAAGATTAATCGGCAAGCTTGCAATGGTAGTCGTGATTAACTCTACACATGCCGAGAAAGAAGGAATGTTCATGGCTTGCTCTTTTGTGATTTCATCCGTCATTAATCCATTACTGATAAGGATTTCTTCAAGAGTCTGTCTTACTTCTTTTCGTCTAAAGGGATTCCACATTAAGTAGTCTCACCTCGCTTTCATTCGCAATCGATTTCTTGTAAGTACTGGATGGCTGCTCGTACATCCATCAATTTCGTAAGTGTTTCATCGGATAAATCTGTCCGATTCTGGCTAAAGGCTTCCACTACCAATTGAATAGCGAATAAAAGGTTTTCAGTCGAAGGTTTCAACATCAAATCACCTGTATAGCCCAGTCACTTTCTGGGTTGAATAGCACATCTTGTTGTAAAAGCACTATCGCATTGATAAGGCTTGCCACCATGTCTATTTTGCCATTTGATTTTTTCTTGTTAATATACATGTTTTTATTGTTGTCTTCGATGGTACGGCAGTTGACGAAATTTATTTCCAACAATTTATTTTCAGTGTAGTGGAATGTCCTATTTAGGATGGATTCCTTTAAAAGCTTTGTGGCCGGATGCAATGTCGAAGAATGTTGCTTTATCTCCACGGTTTTTATCCCAGACCGCTCGAAGCGTTGGGCAGATGAGAGACAATTGTATCGATCATAGCCCAAACCCATGATAGTCACACCATGCTTTTCCTCGATAGCGAGTATCATTTCCTCGATAAACCCATAGTCAATGGTTAAATCGCCACAAGAAAAGCAATGACCTTCTTTGATAAATTCATGGTAATTGATTTTTTCGTATCTGTTTTTCTCTTCAATGCGCTCGGATGGGATGAAGGCGAAGGAGTCCGCATAGATATGAAAGTCTTCCTCGGTAGCCATCGAGTAAGAACAGTTATCCGTGGTGATGGACAAATCAAGCCCCACCCAAACTTGTCTCCCTCGCCAGTCGAAGTGGTCTATTTTGCACTTTCGCAAATCCTCGATGTGGATATAAGCTTCACCGCTATTGCTTGGCAAAAAGACATTCATATGCTTGCACATATATTCTTCTCTTTCACTTGGCTTCTCTAAAGCAGATTTGCGATTATCCCGAATCTCATTATAATTCTCCTCTATTCGGAGTGGATTGGATTGGTACAACCCTCGTTCCGTCCAGACTTCGGACTCCTCGGCATAATACAACAAGGCGAACATCCGAGAATCCTCGATGAGATTGGCATACACCTTTTTGATGTAAGCTAACTCCTCGTGCATGATTGACTTGTCAATTGCATAGGCAGTTGTCAAGCGAAATCTAAGTGGATTCTTTACCGACAATTGACCAGACTTCATGGCATTGTAATTCGAATAATCCTTGAATGCAGCCATTTCATCTGCCACGAAACAAAGTGGACGAATTGCATTATTGCTCGATGCATCGGCAGTTCTGGGTTGATAATAGGAATTTGTAAGCTTGCAGACGACTTTCCCAGTCAATGACTTCGGAATGACAAAGTGTCTTGTCACATGTGGACTGCCTTCGATGATTTGCCTAATCGCCTTTTTTACTTCCCCAGCCAAATCCCTATCGACACAAATCGAGTAGAATTCACTATAATTGTCTTCGGTCAAAAGCAAGATGATGATGCACAAGGCACACAAAAACGTTTTCGAATTTTTTCTAGGTATGAAAAGAGTCACATCTCGATACCTATGCTTTTCGGGATTTGTCTTGAAGCGCCAAGCGAATACATTCACTAAGAAGAATGCTTGGAATCCTTGCAATCCCTCGATAATCGGCTTGCCTACTATCCCAATTCCAGTGGCATAGTTTAGCAGCCGAAGGATTCCTTCCACGATTTCGACTGCATCCTCATCGAAGTAATAGGGGAAGTCCTCATCATTCTGTTTTTTCAAGTCCTCAAAATACCACTTGCATTGTATGATTACCTCTGGAGTCGTGATTTCCGTGCCATTTATCACGGCTTCGGCATATGAATCGGCTTTTGCAATTAACATGATCTCTTACTTGCCACCTTTTAAAACCTTGAGTAATGGGTCGGCTTCCTCTTGCGCTTGATTCAAAGCAAGGATGCCAAACTTCGCTCGGGCTTGTGGACTCATCGCAAAGTCATTACACATTTTGTGCATGACACCGAAGTACTTAGCTTGAGCATTCATTAACTGTCTGTCCATAATCATTTCGAAGTTTTGATTAATCGTCTTTTCAATGACTTGGAGTCGGTCAATTGCCACCACACCATTCTCCAGTAAGTAAGCATCGATATGTCCAAGGATTTTCACGGTCTTTAGATGCTCGACAATGTGCTTCCATATCTTTCGTTGGTTAGCATTCAATCGACTTGGTGGTGCCAGGTCCTGCTCTTCGCCTTGGAGTACGGCTTCCGCATTTTTACGAAGGAGAGCAGTTTCTTTTTCCAAGTGCTTTCGATTTACATCCACATTTTTTGGGGGTCTGCCCATTTTTCTCACCTCTATTCACTGTTTTGATTAATTTAGGGAATAAAAAAAGTGCATTTGGTCGCGAGTGGTCGCCCGAACCGAGCCAAAACCAAAAAAAAGCATGGGGGGGTATGAAATCGCTTACATTTTCCATAATCTGGAATATTCCCCAAAGTCTAGGAGGAAACAAGACATGCATGTGGCTGCTCGATTGTCAAGATTTATTTTAAAATAAAATACCAAGGCAAGCGCTTACATCGGCTGGCTTCATCATCCAGATCATTCGTAAGATGTCAAGATAATAAATAAATACCAATGCTAATAAACATCTTGACATCTAGTACAATGTAGTTGCTCATCCTATCCACATGATAGTAATAATGTAAAGACAATTAATTATTACCAATGTAAATATATATCTTGACAATCCCTGGCATGTGGCTGCTCGTTGCACTCATATGATGCCTACTATGTCAAGGCATATAGTTAGTACTAATATAAATAAATAGCTTGACATTCCCTGGCATGTGGCTGCTCATTACATTCACATGATAGATAGTATGTCAAGATATATAGTTACTACCAATGTAAATATATATCTTGACTTATTTAGATGTCTCGCTGCATGTCATGGTCTGTATTTGTGTATGCATATTCAAGCAAGATAGCATTGTTTAGTTGTTGTTTGTCCGCTTGCTTATGATGGAAAGAGCATAGCGTTATAAGATTGTAGTCATCCAGTCTTTTATCCCAATCCATGCTAATGGGTACAATGTGGTGTACTTCCAAACCTTGGAAGGAAAAGCAATGATCTTGATTTAAACACCACTGACAGAGATATTTATCTCTTTTCTTGATTGCTCTTGCTTTTTCAGTCCACACTCTTTTACTCCTAAACTTTGATGCGCTTGTATGCTCTTTTGTTCTGGATGGTTTGGCTTTACATTTATATCCTCGGTTATGATAACCGCCACAATAAGAACAACTAACTAACATGGAATCACTCCATTAGAAAAAGCCCACTTAATACAAGTGGGCTTTAATGTTATGAATCGCTAATATTTAGGATATCCCAATTAACCATAATAAAGATGGTACATTATCTAGTAGTAAACATGTCATGTTCTGAAAACACAAAAAAACCGCCATAAGGCAGTTTTTAACTTTCACTATATCCATAACCTTGGTACTTTTCTTTTTTAGACTCTTTAAAAGCTTCTTTAACATCATTAGTGGATATATCCAAATCAAACCACCACTTGAAAGAGTTATCGCCACCAATTTTAAAAAGCGCTCTTGTGTATGATTCACGAGGATGAATATATACTTCGACATCGGCACCAAAGTAGCTATCATTTTTAAATAGCCCATAATAGGGATAATCGATTTCATCTAATTCTTTCATGGTGTTATCGCACCACTCGGTTACATCCACTTCATCAAAAGAACAACTATAAGGGTAATAGTTAATTGATTCGGTTTGATTGATATCATATTTTTCCCATGCTTCTCGTAAGTCGTTATATGCCTTCTTATAGCCTTCCAAAGCATCTATCATATTGTGTAGTGCGACTGTATCATGGTTAGGTTTGATTTCTTCGACTTCCAAGGCTTCGACATCCTCCAAGTACTGCTTTAACTCTTGGATGTCTGGATTAGATTCGATATCAACCTTGATAAAGTCTATTAGATATTCTTTTGTACGTTTATTCACTGCTACCACTCCTATTTTATATTTACACCAGAAAAGGCTCTTACTGTATGCCAGTAAGAGCCAAACCATTTAAGCAACCAAACCTTTAATGCCTTTGTAGTAACTATTAAGATTGTCTAGTAATACGTCCTTGTTATGTCCTATTCTGCCTTCCACAAAGAAGTAAGTAGATTGGATGCCATACTCCATATGGAGCGTAAAAACCTTAAATGTAATGTTATAGTAAGTGATGCCATTCTTTACAAATCCGTCTATTCTATATTCGATATCCGTAACCATTTTTTCATTTAAGAAATCCACTAGCACATGTTCCGCTTGACTTGAGTTTTTATCGATTAATAACATTTATATCCCATCCTTTAATTAAGTAGTCTTTACACCACTTAAGGCTCTTACTGTATGCCAGTAAGAGCCGAAAGCAGTTATTTAGTTTCCTTAATGATTACTACATATAAAGCAGTCGTTTCATATTGATAGAAATCCACTACTTGCTTTAACCCTCCATAAAAGCTTAATGCATTTAAATACTCGTTATATTCTTCAAACTCTAGTCTAGTTGTTTTCATAAGATCAACCTCTTTCGTAATTAAGATTCTATAGTTAGTATAATCCTTTGTATTGCATAATGCAAGATAAATATTGAAAAAGAATTAAAAAGAATTTAGATATATATTCAAAATATGTATTGCATAATGCAAACAATAGGTGTATACTTTTGAATATAAGTTATCAAGCAACACAAAAACAATGATCTGGAGGAAACAAGATGAATGAAAAACCTATGACAAAAAGAATGTTTAGGGTTTTTGACGACATGTATCATCGTTTGGATGATGCCGAAAAAGTCCTTAAGGGATGGGAACATAAAGAAAAGATTAAAGAGTATCATGTGGTAGGATTACCATCGATTATAAGTCAAGATATCGTATCTTGTTACGATGTAAGATTATTCAATAGTTTTGAGCGAGCAATGGACGAAATAATAGAATGGAGCGAATTATAAATGATAAATTTAACTAAAAAACCGTATGTAAACTTGGAGAAAAAGCCTTTTGTAAATTTGGCAAAAAAGCCTTTAATAAAAAAGGCTCTTACATTAATGGATGTCAAAATTGCATTACAACATCAATTTAATAAATAGACTTTATTGGCTCATATCCGTGTAGGATATGAGCCTTAAGTGGTATAAAACTATAGGAGTGATTAAGAGTGAGAACAACAACTAAATGCTTTAAAGACCAAATCAGAGGACATATTTTCGAGATACTGAATGATGAGTATACAAGAGAATTACCCGAACAACTTCAAAACGTGATTGATGGTTTCCGTAACTGGTGGACTGGATATGAACAAAAGAGAAATCCTAACATGTATGGAGCCTTTACAGACTGGTTTCTAGGGCTTCCAAGTGAAATCAATGTAGAATATAGACATTTCGCAATTGAGGAAATAGTCGTATCTTGGTTTACTGCATGTGGTGAAGAATACAAGCAACCCAAGGACGAAAGTAAAACCTATGACTTGTATTATCACTTGGTAACAAGAGAATTTTATGCCTTGTGTCGTCTATATAAAATCGATGTATACAAAAACATACTTTAATATTTTTGGCTCATATCCGTTTAGGGTATGAGCCTTTACTGGTGTAAATTAACATTGATTAATAGGAGTGATTTTAGTATGATTAAAAAGCAAGTTGAATCCATTTATAAGGAAACCCATCCAGACTTTAGAACATGGGATAAAGGACGAAAGCGTCTTTCATGGGATTTGTTTACTGATTCACTTTGTAAGGATGGAGAAATAACAAACCATCAATATTTTTCATGGGTTAGACCAAACTTTATAGAAAAGTAAAATGGCATATGCATAGCATATAATAAGACCAAAGCAATTTATTTTGCTTTGGTCTTTTTTCGTGGAAATCGTGATCTTAGACAAAAAAATAAAAAACATGTTTAGCAGCCGAACCTCCAGGAATGTCAAGCTTTTTTTCTTGGAAAAAAATCATGTTTTGCAGCCGATTTGAAAAAGTCAAGCTTTTTTTAATTGGTAAATGTTTTTGAAAATGAAGCGCTTACATTATGGTGTAACCATTGTCAGACTATTCACGCTATTCATAATATTCATTGTGTTCAGACTTTGGAAACGCTTTCAGAAAACGCTTTCATGACTTGAGCAGCCACTTTGGGAGCGCTTACATTCCCACAAAAACCCATCTGCAAAAATCTCATCTGCAAAAAATGATCTGCAAAAATCTCATCTGCAAAAATTGAAAAAACCCATCTGCAAAAAATCGGTCTGCAAAAAAGCATCTGCAAAAATGACATCTGCAAAAAATCCCCTCAAAATCTCATCTGCAAATTTGCAATCTGCAAAAATTAACTTATCCTTATAGGCAAAATCACTTGTGATTTCTTCACAATGTCCAAATAAAAAAGCCCATCCGCAAAGATGGGTTTTTTGTATTATTCCCTAATGTCGAAAGGTGAATAAAAACAATGGCTTGATATTAAGTTACCCTTTTTTCGTTCTTATTATTGCCACTGCGATAATAAAAATTAGGATGGATAACAGTCCGATGAAAGCAAACATATTCATAATTGTCGATGCCATTCTTTTAATCCTCTCGATTTATCGATTTCATATCCGATGCACGGTAAACACATGTATTCTTTTTCCACGTAATTTCCGATGATATATAAAAACGATTCTTCATATAAGGTTTCGACTGGGAGCCGAATAAGTAAAACTTCATTTTCATCCCTCTTACATAAAAAGCATTTCATCCATAGTCACCTCTTATAACTCGTACCTTGCGCCCCACTGGAAGTAGGCTTGACTAAATTTCCCCCATGAGGATAGGATTTGAACATCTTTATCGGAATTCAAATTTGAAATCCATGTATTGGTTTCGGTACCCATAAAGATACCGACATGTGTAATTTTATGATCTGCCCTTGTGCTAAAAAACATCAAATCGCCAATTTGCAAATCCTTGAATGCCACTGGTTTGCCAGTTTTCGCTTGCTCATAGCTTGTTCTCGGCAGATTGACTCCGAATTTTTTATAGATAGCTTGCACGAATCCACTGCAATCGGTCTTCATAGGTGGAGTATAATCAGTGCCACCATAAACATAAGTAGTCGATTCTTGAAGGCTTCGAGCATAATCCACAAGGTCTTTTTGCTTTTCTACTTTCGAGCGAATAACAATGTAGTCTCCAGGTCTTATGATATTTGGGTTTTCGATATGTGGATTCAAGCTAATTAAATCACCTAGAGACATACCTTGTTCTTTAGCTATTTTGCCCATTGAATCGCCTTTTTCTACATAATATTGGGCAGATGCGAAATTAGGAAACAACAAAATAGCGATGCACAAAGCCATTAATATTCTCTTCATCGATGTTCTCTCCTTAGATGTTGAATAAGCAGCCAATACATATATTTCGATAGCCCTCTTCATCTTGTGGCATGACAAAAACTATTTTTCCGTCTTCGTCCTTTTCAATAAAAAAGCCACAAGGCACTTTTGCGATGTCCATACACTTAGTTTGGCACAATTCACATTGCAGTAGCATTGGTTCTCATATTTTGCAGTTTCATGATAAGCGAGCGTATTTTTTCGGTCTGCTCCAAGATTTTAAGGTCTTTAGTATGGAAAAAGCCTTCCATCATCTTTTGATGGGTATAGAGCATATGGATGTAAACATCCTCGATATCTGGGCTATTGGGTTGTAATCGTTCCATCGTTCTTTCGAGCTGGTGAATTGCCAAATCGACAATTTCATAAAATTTCTCTTTTTCTAAGCCTTTATAGTCGAATGCCATAGTTAAACCTCACTTTAAAGTTAGTAAATTATTTAAGCTAATCATCAATTTATCCAGTACATGCCTTCTAATCCGATAGATGGATTTGACTTCGGCATAGTCCATCGCATCCTTGACTAATTCAATTTGCATGTATTCGAAATATCGTAAATGGACGAATAGCTTTTCATGTGGCTTCAATTCTTCAAGAGCATTATCAATGCTTTCGGTTATTAACCGATAGCGCTCGATCTCCTCCCTCAAGTCGATGGCTTTTTTGCTTTCAATCCGGTCAAGTGCGACTCTTTCCGTGTTATTGCCTATGTAAAAAAACGAGTGGCTGCCATCCGAACCATAGCCAGAAACAAGGCTTGGCATGATGTAATCCAATTGTCTTTGGAGGTTTTTCATGCCAATTTTATATGTATTGTAATGTCGTAAATGAGTTTCAATGATGCGCTCTTTCGATGATTTGTTTAAAATCATGATGGACTCCAGTACATTTAGGAATGAGATTCTCAAAAGCTTTTAATTCCTCATCGGTAAAATGCAAGACATCGATAAGGCTCCGATGGATTCCGTGGCTCATTAAGTAATAAGTGAAGTCTTTTCTTGCTTGAAAATCATATTTCAATTCAATCTTGAAACTATAATCGGATTGGTTATAGATGTTGATATATTCCTTCACGGTATAGTCGGAAAAATATTTCATGAATGGGTCAAGGCACTCTGGAGTATAAAAAAAATAATCAAGTAAGATGGTTTGAGTTATTGTAAGCATAGTCGTCATAGTGGGCTTATCCATCAAAAACATATTATCCCTCACTCTCAAGTACAATCGGCAGATAATCTAAGATGATTCCGTAATTTGGCTTGACTAGAGAGCAATTTTCATCAAACCATGTAAAAGGAATGCTTTTCCGTGTCTGGGTCTTCATGAAAAGAAGCAAATCTTTTATCCAAAGAAGCCAGGTCTTCTTAAGATGCTCTGAATGGATGAGCAAAAATGCTTTTCCTCCTTGCTCATCCACTGCTTTCAAGTATTCGATTTGATGCTCATGTATGTTTTTCAAGGGAAAAGAGTTTGGTAATTGAGTCACCTTGGCATCAAACCAAATGGAATGTTTGGCTGCAGTGCCACCAAAGTCCACACTCGACTTTTTTGGAAAGGCATTTGCTATCTCATAGGACTTGCTATATTGATTGAATTTCCTTTGCACTTGCCACGGTGTAGGAATTTTTTTAATCACTGCCATCTTTTTGTTTTGATAGATAGCGTTTGACTGATCTATCCAATCCTCGAAGTACTTACCACGATTAATTGCCATAATTATCGCCCAATTTTGCCTTGGCATCCTTGATTTCGTCATTGTACTTCGGCAGATGCAAAGCAATGAAAATGCCTTCGAGCAAAGTCTCATAAATGGGATTCGGCTCAATGTGGAATTCCACTCGTTTTACTTCGTCCATGAAATAAGAAGTATGAGTCCGATGCTCCAAATGATTATGGATGCGAGTCCTCAAATTAGAGGATTTGCCCACATAAATTATCTGGTCTTGCTCATCGTACATCCGATAAATTCCACCATCGATGTCCTTTTGCATATCGAATTCTATAAATTTAAGCTTATTGACGAAACCCATTTTCACTAGTTTGTTTAGCAGCCGATTCATTTCCACAATCGCACCTCACACCAAATTCGAGTTTATTACCCTCTTTGTATGGTGGACTAGGAGCATCTTTTTGATACAGAATCCATCCAGTGCCTTTGCATTTAGGACACATCATCGTCTTTATGCTCCAATCGTGCTAATTGCATTTGTTGAATTTTGTTGAGCATTTCCTTTGGCATTAAATATTCTTGTTTGACTTGTTGATTGACTTCGGAGAAAAAGCCAGTGAATTCATTCTTTAAGAATCCAAGCTTTTCATCTGGGCAATCGCCAATCCTATCCCATCCCACTGTCCTTAAGGCTCTCGCCACGGATGGATAATTATGCAAGGATTCCATGCCCTTGTCTTTATTGTACCGGCCAAATCTCCTTACAGTCTTTAAGGCTTTTTCCCAAGCCGTTTCTGGAGTCATGATTCCGATTGGATTCATGATGGCAAGCGCTTTTTCCCTTAATTGCTTTACGGTAGGAGGGAAATCATTCTCCAGAGCATGTTGCTCCGCCACGGTAAACATAACCGAATAAGGGATATCACTGAAAAACCGACTCCATGAGCCTATAAGGATTTTCATTCCGATTTCGTCCAAGTCCTTGTAAGAATGTTGAAAATTGTGCTTAAGATACATCAATAACTTTTTTGACTCTTCTTGATTCATACTGATCTCCAACTCCCATCAAGCTAAAGAAATCATCTGGACTTTCCATGTTATTCAACATTAACTGATTGAATTTAGATAATTCTTGTTGTATCTGGAGACTGGCTGCATCGTATTCATCCGTCCAAGCATGTTGATTAAACCATGTAGAACCATGTTTAATTAATTCTTTGTCCTTTTTCCTAGCTTTAATATATTCTATATACCGTTCTATCCCTTTTTCGACTTCCGCATACGTTGTTTTGCCTTCTTTTCGGGCTTTTACATACGAATTAAGAGCATTCTTCTTGCCTTCTTTTCTGGGATATAGCTTCCAAAGGGCTTCAAACTCTTGCTCGATTGCTTTTTTCGTCAATGTATTTATATCTCTTTTTTTATTAACTGTATTATTAATAAGTGTATTATTAATAAGTGTATTATTATCTTTAAACTTTTCTTGGGTAGGGGTATTAAAGTTATCTTGGGTAGGGGCATTAAACTTTTCTTGGGTACCCTCCCCAACAATTCTTAAATACCTATTTAAGATTTCTTTAGTACCCTCTTTGTAAATAATTTCTGAATGCAAATAACCTTTTTCAACTAATTGGCTAATCCATTTTGAAATTGATACTTTACTCACTTTATATAGGTCGGCAAAGTAACCATTTGTAGCCCAACAATATCCTTTTTCATTGCAAAGAGCAGTAATTTCTCCATAAAGCAGTTTGGCATTTGGTGTCAAGTCTTCGTCATATCTAACATTGGCTGGTATAACCGCAAAATAGGATTTATTCATAATTTCGCCCTTTCATGTCATTTCTCGACAAACAAAAACAAGGCATTTCGCCTTGTCCTTATCCTTACCAAAATGGGATGATTATTTGCAAGGCTATTTTTGGTCAAATACCCTTCTAGTGACAGTCTGGTCGTCACGGTCATAAGTCTCTCTTCGGACTGCTTCCCTTAAGCATTCCATGACTAACTCTTCGCCAGCTCCTTTTCGCATTTCATATTCGGTCTTGCTTATTTTTAAAATGGAGCGAAGCAGATACATCAAATTGACTCCCAATTCGCCTATATCCTTAGTGCCAAAATAAAAGGAAGTCGGATTGTTTTCTTCCCCAGTCGGACATCCAGTGCAAATCAGATTTTCGAATTCATAAGATGCTCCATCCACGATAATTGTTACAGTCGGTTTTGCCATTGTTTTTATCTCCCTTATCCTACATTTTCGTTATCAATAATTTCAAAAGATTGAACATTTTCAAGCCCATCATCATTGCTAATTTGTAATGCATCGGCAGTAATATCCTTTCGGACGGTTTCATCCGACTGGATGGCTGCTTGCACTTCCGTAGCAATCGGCAAGTACTTCACAAGGCGCTTAATCACGGTCTTGAGTGACATTGGGATGTAGTGCTTTACCCAAATGGAATTCTGCTTATCATACTTATAAGAGATTGAATGATTATTTCTGATCTCCTCAATTTCGCTTGTATGCATGACTTGAAAAGTAAAGCCACCATTTTTCAACACGGCATAGGCATAGAAATATTCAATTTCCCCTCGCTCATGGTTTAGAGCAGGTTTGTGGACTAAAGTTTCATTTCGCCCATATTCATAGTGGAAGTGGTCACCTTTTCGGACTTCTTGAGCCACAATGGAAACGACATTCCCACTCCGACAAACCAAATCAATGAGTCCTTTATAGGAAATTTGAAATGAACAAGTATTCTTATAAGGGATGAAATAACAATTCCCCAGAGATGGGTCAAGCCCTAATTGAGCCGATGTGAGAACGCATCCAAGCAATGATTCGATGCTTGTTTCGAGCAATTTTGGATTCTGTCGTAAAGTAGTGAGCGTGATTCTGCAAAGTCTTTCGGCATCCATGCCTTTGGACTTGGGCAGTGCTTCGGCAATGGCTGGCATCATGGCTTTCAAATAGCTTTGTGCTTTACGATATGGGTCTACCCCAGTACTTGTCTTACTCGGAGCCTTAGATTGATTCTCGATGGCATTCTGCAAGCCTTGAGTCGATGCTGTTTTGCTCATGTTTATCCCTCCAATTTTTTGAGGACTTGATTTTCAAGTCTTCAATATTCTCGCCTTATTTTTTCTTGCTCAAGCACATATTCGAAAAGTGTCCGCATATTTCTTTCATAGAGATTTTCAACTAAATCCTCGAAATCCCAATTGCAGTGGCAAAGGTCGTTATATGAAATGGCTTGATGATAAGTCCAATCATTTAATCGATATTCTTTTACATAAAACATGTCAAAAGCCTTTCGATAACCATGCTTTTTGAGAATCTTGATCTTGGCTTTTAACTCGCTATATTTCATCAAACAAACCTCTTATCGCATTTATAAATAGGCTTTTTAATATTCCTTTTTTTCTTTGGCTTGTCCTTTAAGAAATCCAGTTTCAAGTCATTTCACCACACTTACAGTAAATCCCCGATAGCTTGAAGCCTTGGTCTTGTACTGGTTATATAAATCTGGGTACTCCTCGGCAAATAGCTTGCTATCGAACATGACTTTATTGATAGTCGGCATCGATATCTTGATGGATTCGCCTTTAAGGGTTTTGAATTCCTTGCCTTCAAGCTTGATTTTGTTCTTGATTTCATCGGTCCTGGCATTTAGGTCTTTTATATGGGCTTGCAATTCCATGTATTCTTGAGCAAGATTCTCGATTTCTGGTGGGATTGTCATTTCCTCATCGTTTGCATTCGGGAATGCGACTTGCAGCCAATCGGATTCGGACTGGCTCCCACCTATTTCTGGAGGGATTCCAAGTCTCACTTGCTCCATGAATTCCATTTCGGCTTTAATCATCTGATCTATGATAAAATCGTTGCGCTCCACAAGATAATAGACAAAGTGATTACCTCCACAAAGGCATACTATGTAGGCATATTCATAGCCAGTCACGGCAAGATAATGTTGCAATTGGCACATATAATGGGTTGGACAACCCTCTGCCCAATCCTTTTTGTTATGCTCCGAAGTCGTCTTGATTTCCAAGACTCCTCTTCCACCAAAAGATGGGTCAATCACTTCGCCATCGAGATTCGCCACCATGAAATCATGTGTATCATGTTGAAGTACGAAGTTATTTTGCATAACCTTAAAACCAGTTTCGGCTTGGAATTTCTTTCGAATGACTGGCTCCAGTAAATTTCCCCACTCGACATATTGATTGCTCACTTTTTCCCTTGGCACTTGCCCAGTTTTTTCGAGCCAGAGATTGAATTTTGACTTATAAGGATTCACTCCGAGGATAGTGGCTGCTTCGCTTCCACCGATGCCCTTTTGGTTTTCACGATAGATTTGCCAGTCCTCTTGAGTCATTTTCCTTTTGTCAAGTATCTTTATCATTAGAGATTCCTAACCTTTAGATGGGCTAATTCAGTCATGGATGATAACTCATCCTTGAAGGCAACCAGATATTTTTTATCGCCTTCACCTAAGATTTGCACTGGGAAGTCCTTTTGTGATTCCCATCCGCATTTTTTCAAAATATCCTTAATCGGCATCCCATAGATATTGAAGCCATATGCCTTATCTTTGTTCTTGTAAATTCTTACTGGGAATTCTCTTGATAGGTTATCTTTGATGAGCATAATTTTGTTATGGTCTACATAAACGTTCGCATAATCATTTTTATCCCATCTTAGTTCTCGCCTTGCTTTTTCGCTCACTCGTAAGGCTGGGTTTTTGTCAAGAGTATTGACAACTAAATAAGATTCTTCTTGAGATTTGTTCTTTCCAATCGTTCTAGTGCCAGAATTCTTAATCCACATAAAAAAATCAACTCCTTTTTAAGTTCATTTATTTCACTGTTTCGCTCCTTTTATACACACATTTACGTTTTTAGACAAAAAAAAATAGCCCATATTCGGCTATTTGATGTTATTTAAAGTTAGTCAATTTTTTTTTGCTCAAATTTAGTTCTATTTACAAAGAAATGTTCTGTCTCAATATCAAAGAAGTCCGCTATTTTGATGGATGTTTCGATGCTCGGATTTCTGCGCCCTGCTTCGATGTCCGAATAATGTTGCCAAGACATGTCAAGCAGAGGAGCAAGCCCTCGAATGGTCAATTTTTTTTGCAATCGCAAAGCTTTGAGCCATTCCCTTCTTTTGGGTTGGATAGGTGTCATTTGCATTTTAAATTTCTCCTCAAGCAGCCATAGACCGGCCATTTATTTTATTAATCATATATATACTATTATAATTGCATTATGCAATAGACACAAGAGATTTCTTTTAAATGGGCTTAATTTCCTCGCTAAACTCCTCCAGAACCTTAAAAGCTTCCATCAATGACTCCTTGTCCACGCTTTTGAATGGATTATTTTCGATTTCTGGTTTATACTTCAAGATAGCTTCAATAGTTTTCAAGTCGATGATCTCTTCTTTATATTCCAAATGACTAACCTCCAAACGAAATGAAAAGCCAGAGGATTAAATCCCTCTGGCTTCATTTTTGCCTATTTTCCGTTCGCCCACTCGGAGGTGACTTTTGTATAGTAAAAATAATCATGAACATTTTGAGGTGGCTTGAATAGATTAAAATCAAAGGAAATCTTAATACTGTTATCACACTTTACTTTCGATAAAACTTTAGCATTAAGGGAGCGTATCTGGGGAT